GTAAGGGGGGGGTGGGGTCGGAAAATTGCTTTCCGTGGATGTACGTATATTCGTATCTACAGAATACCTGAAATTTGGAAAAGTGTCGAAATGGCTAAGCGAAATTTTACAGAAAACGAATTTTTGGATTTATCTGAATACTGGCAGTATCTTCTCAGGTTACAGTCGTGGGATATAGAGTATTTATTTTGCAGCAAAGATATGTTAGAAGGCAATGGTAATAACTATGGTGAGTGTGACATAGATGATCTCAATGAAGAGGCTATTATACGAGTCTGGAATGACAATGGTGATGACTCTAAGCATGATATAGAGCATACTTTAGTACATGAGTTGCTTCACATTATAACGAGTAGACTTGACTTGCCGAATAAAAAGTGTAAGACTGAGGAGCAGATAATTAATAGTTTATCTAAAACGCTTATTCAGTTGAGGGGTGGTGTATACTTATGACGATGCACTGTTACATTGGGATTTTTGTTATGATGGTTTTTATGTACATGATGTATAAGAAATGATGATATTTGATACTGATGAGTGCGAATGTTGGTCACAGGATCAGTGTATATATCGTGGGTATAGTGACTGCAAGTATGAATATTTAATGTCTGAGTTACCGGAATGGTATAAGGATAGTCCTATGTACCAGGACATTGTTAATTTAGATCACTATGAAAAGGAGAACTAAATGGAAATGCTAAGTGGTTGGTTTGAATCTCAGTCTTGGTTTTCTATGGCTTGTGTAGTTGTAACTGTGGCATCCTCTGTTACATTGACGTTAAAAGACGAGTATGCTGAAAAGATGCCTATTCTTGGTAAGTTATGGCCTATTTTAAATTGGTTGAGTCTCAATGTTTTTCATAATAAAAATTCACCAAAAGGCATGGAAGAAGAGGGGAAATGACTATTTATCTTATTGGTGGTGCTGTGTTTTTTATTGTACTAGTATATTTTTATGCTAAGAATCAAGGGTTTAAGGATGCAGCTTTAGATTATTTAGAAGGTGGAATAGAAACTGCTAACAGGGTAGATGAAAATGACAAGGAAAAGGACAGGGAAGTTGCTTACAAGGTTGAGCGGTATTCTGGTGATAATGCTATTAAGTTTTGGTTGCGGAAGTCTAAGTCAGAGGAACCTAAAGACGTATCCGATTCCAAAGAAGCCTGATTTAGATATATCTTCTGAGAAGGGTTTAATATGTATGGGTGGGATTGATTTCTCGACTCTAACTGAGTATGTAATTAAGCTGGAGGGTCAGTTATCTAAGTGTAATGACCAGTCAATTGCCTACCAATGAATGGAATTTTGATTGTGACAAGTGTGGAGCTTGCTGTGTAGGATGTTCTTATCTTACAAGCGATAAGCGGTGTTCTATTTATCATGATCGTCCATTTATATGCAATACTAAGAAGATGTTTGATGCCGTGCATAGTAAGACGATGACAAAGCAGGAGTATTTTGATATATCCAGAATTGCTTGTAATAAATTAAAAAAAATAGCTCCAATTTTATGATTTTTCTAACAGTCAGGGGCTTATAACTGATGGATAGATGAAACTTTTATTAAAATTAGTTGTTTTTTTGTTTATTTTACTCTTTCCATCGTTTGTAAATCCTTGTCCTTTGGAGCCTAGATTAGATGATATAGCTAACGATATAAGCGTAAATTGGAGATTAGATCCCTCTTTGGGCATAGTTGTAAGATTTGTAATAAATGGTAGGTTTGTAATGTATGCTCACCCTGAGATTGGGCCTCCTGGTATTAATCACAGGTGTATACCTCATCCAAGGGGCGGTTGCAGAACCATGATCTATTATGATAAGGTAAAGGAGGTTGTTTTTATTGATGGTAATTCCTTTCATACGGCTACTTCTACGCCGGTAATGTGCAGGTTTGAAGATGAAGATTGGCAAGCATTTTACACTATTTCATATGGAGAGAGGATTAAATGACAGCAGCGAATCCTGAAGATGAATTTTATGTACCTCCTGAAGAAATTAAAAAAAATAAAAAAGAAGATGCGGTAGATATAAAGAGTTATGACCAAGTAAAGAATGAAGAGGGTGATAAAAATGCTATGGCATATATTGGAGGTGTATGCTATCAGCATGAGTTTGAGCCTATATCTGAGATAATCAGCGAGTTAAGGTCAGGACAATTATCTGAAACAAATAGGGTTAGGCTCTTGACATTTCTAGCTGGTAAAGCTTATCCTGACTTAAAGGCTGTTAATATTATGACTGATAACAAGGGTAACGACCTTATCACAAGAGCTATAGGTGAGATGAGTCATAAGGCTACTGAGTTTAAGTTGACTGGTAAAGAAAGAAGGAGTCATACAATTGAAGAAGTCATTGATGATATAACGGACTAATATATGTTTACAGAACAAGATATTGTAGAAAACATAAAGGACAGATGGTGGAGGCTTAATAATTTATATTGGATTAAGCCTAAGACTGGTAAGGATTCTTCGTTGATTCAGTTCAGGCCGAATTGGGCGCAGACTGAACTTTACGAGGATCTTTGGACTAGGAATATTATTTTAAAAGCCAGACAGTTAGGTGTTACCACATTTTTTAGTATATTTTTTCTGGATGATTGTATTTTCAATCCGAATCGTGAAGCTGGAATTATAGCTGATACCAGGGAAAATTCTGAAGAAATATTCAGGACAAAGGTAAAAGGTGTATGGGATAACATAGCTTTGGATATGCCAGCGATACGGGCCATTATTATGGATATGTGTCCATTGGAATCCGATCAAGGTAAGAGGCTGGTATGGAAAAACGGATCAGCTTTCAGGGTTGGTACTAGCATGAGATCAGGAACACTTACTGAACTACTTATAACTGAGTATGGTAAGACTAGTGCCAAAGAACCTGAGAAGGCCAGGGAAATGAGAACTGGTAGTATAGAAACTCTTCCTAAGGATGCTTTGCTTGTTATTGAATCCACAGCTATGGGCAACCAAGGTGACTTTTATGAAAAGTGTATGGATGCAAGAATGTATTATAACAGTGGTAAGGAACTTTCTGCACTTGATTATGAATTCTTTTTCTTTCCTTGGTGGAAGGAACCAGCTTACAAAATCACTACTTCAACAATTTTTACTAAGGAGGATAAGGATTACTTTAAAGGTTTAGAAGAGGACAGTGACATTAAGATTGACAAACCGCAAAAAAACTGGTATGTCAAGAAGAAGAAAGAGCTTGGTGACGATATGAAGCGGGAGTATCCTTCTACTCCTGATGAGGCATTTGAACAATCCATTGAAGGAGCGTATTTTATACGAGAAGTAGCTGAAGCCTACAAAGATGAAAGAATAGGAAGTGTTTCGTTAATGGAAAATCATCCAGTTTATACCGAATGGGATTTGGGTATGAACGATATGACTTGCATCATCTTCTTTCAGATTTACAGGGATGACATCAGGATATTTGATTTTTATGAAAATTCTGATGAGGGGCTACTGCATTATATAAAGTATGTTCAGAATAAGGGTTATCTTTATGATAAGCACTTTGCTCCGTGGGATATAGAGAAGAGGGACTTCTCTTTAGGTAAGAGCCGAAAGGAATTTGCTCAGGATTTAGGTTTTAGATTTGATACTGTAAGAAGGGTATCCGATATTATGGATAAGGTAGAAACTGCTCGGCTTATGTTAAATCGTTGTCATTTTGATGAGGTAAAATGTGACGGTTTAATCAGGGCTTTAAAGTCTTACAGGAAAGAGTGGGATGAAAAACGAGGATGCTATAAAAATCGTCCTCTTCACGATTGGGCTTCTAATCCATTTGATGCTCTTGCAACAGCTTTAAAAGCTATAGATGAAGATATGATTGTTTCAGTTAAGCGTCAGAATTATGCTATAGAGGATTATGATGTTTTAACTGGTGAAATATATGATATAAATAAAACTATTTACCATTAGGAGAATATTATGGGAGGAAAATCTGCACCAGCAATTCCGCCGCCGCCGCCATTACCCCCTTTACAACCTATTAATATAATGGCTCCAAGTCTACCGCCTATACCCGCACCAATACTATTACCTATTCGTGATGAGGAGTATGAAGGTGCGCCTACTACTGAGGAAATTGCTAAGAAAGCTAAATTAGAAAAAGATAAGTTAAAAAATAAACCTGGTGGACCCAGAGGTACTCAGTTCACTGGTACAAGTTTGCTGCTTGATCCGGAAGTATCTGAAGAAAACTTATATAAACCATTAATTAGTTGAGTGGTATTTGTTATGCCTTATCATAATCCTTATGGTGTAACCAGAACAAAGACAAAAAATATTAATTTGTTGGGGACAACTGTTTCTGTGCAACTGCCTTTTTTAAAAGGTGGGGAGTCACAAGAGGCTATTATCAAAACTCTTGAGGGCTATGGAGAAAAGAGTGCCGATGCAATAAAGGCGATCAAAGACACAAAGTATACGCAAAACCCAAGTATGACTAGTTTGAAGATTAAGCGTGCTATGGAAAAGGTTCTCCCAAATCCATGGCGGTATATAGACGATCCTGACTTCACTGAAAAGACATATGGTTCAAGAGAGTTAGCTGGACTACCTGTTTATGTACAGCCTGATAATCCTTTTGGTATTGATGTACAACCTGGTACTTTATATGCTGATGGTACTATGGCGAAGATGTATACTAGTACAGCATTAGCAGAGAAACAGCGACAAGACCTGCAAAAAGAAGCTGATCGTAAAAAGAAGGAAGATGATGCTAAAAGGGCAGCAGAAGAAGAAGCTATAGAGAATGACCGGCAAGCTGCTATACGTCAAGGTAAGATTGATGCTCTTAACAAGCGTATTACTTTTGAGAAAACCAATCCATTAGTTGAAAGAAGGAAGTCTGCCACTGGCAGGTATTTTGAAGCTATATCACCTGGTCAGGAGTATATTCGTCCTGAGGGTGCTGATATTTTAGCTGGTGAATTTAAAAGATTACCATTTATATCAAGAGAGCAGTATAATATACAGGTAGGCGAAACTGAAGAGAGGATTCTTGGTAGGGGTAAGGTTAAAAAAACTGGAATTCTTGGTGGTCAAGAGGAAGAGACTCTTGGTACAAAAACTTTATTAGGTGCTTAAATGAATACTGTCAAACGGGAAGAATTAGCTCAAAAAATTATCAAGCGTTACAATAAATTAGTCATTGAAAGAACCAATTTTGAAGAGTTTTTCAGGGATGTTCGTAACTATATTCGTCCTACAAAACAGGCTGTAGATAGTTCTGATTTAACTGTAGCGCAGAGGTTTACAAATAAAAGGTTTGATTCTACTGCATCGGAAGCTTCAAGGATTATGGCAACTTCGATGCAGAACGCATTGATTCCTCAATCAAGCAGGTGGTTTGGATTAAAGATACCTGATGGTCATCCAATGGGTATATTAAATAATTTTAATCCTGTAAGTGCTTGGTTTCAGGAATCTTCTATGAGAATTTTTAATTCACTTCATTCAAGCAACTTTTACACTGTAATGGGTGAGGCGTTTTATGATTTTGTAACTTTTGGTACTATCAATATTCTTATAGAGGAGAAGGATTTAAAGGACGAGAACTTTGCTGGTTTTAATTTCAAGGGTATTCCTGTAGGTCGATTTGTATTTGATGAAGATTATACTGGTAAAACTGACACTGTTTATTGGGAATACATAAGAACTTCTCGTCAGATGCACCAGGAGTTTGAAAAGAAGATGTTGCCTGATGCGGTTGTTGAGTGCTTAGAGGATAATCCTGATAAGCAGTTTACTGTTATAAAATGTATCAAGCCTAACGAAGATAAGGAATATGGGAAGGCTGATTCTTTTGGTTTTACATCTTATGATGTTGAGAAGAGCAGTAAGCTTATCTTAAAAGAGAGTGGCTTTAATGATTTACCTTTTGTTGTAGCCAGATTTGAGCGTGTAACTGGTGAGTTATGGGGAAGATCACCGGCTGATATTGCAATGCCTGATATTATTAGTCTTAACAGGCTGAGGGAAATGGAGTTAAAAGCCTTAAGTAAGGCTGTAGATCCACCTATTTTAGCTCCTGACGAGAACATTTTAGGTACTTTTAGACTTAATCCTAATGCTATCAACTTCACAAGAGATCCAGAACGCTGGAAGTTCATGCGTTTTGAGGGTCGTTTGGACTTTTCCAGCTTAAAAGCTAACGAATTAAAGCAAAGTATTCGTAATATATACCTAGCTGACCAATTAATTCTTCCTGAAAAGTTAAATATGACGGCTGAGGAGATCATAACTATCCGTCAGCAACAACAAAGATTGCTTGGGCCGCAGATAGCCAGGATGGAAGCTGAGTGTTTAGGGCCGATTATTACAAGATGTTTTAATATTATGTTAAGATCTGATGGTTTACCTCCTGCACCTGAAGAGTTGGAAGGTTTGGATGAGATAGAGATACAGTATCTAGGACCGATAGCTAGGACACAAAGGCTTGAGGGTATGCAATCAGCGCAAGCATGGGTGCAACAGCTAGTTTCTGTAGCATCAGTTAAGCCTGAAGTATTAGATCATTTAGATAGTGATGCTTTAGCTGACTATATTGCAGATATGACGAGTGTTCCTCATCAGGTAAGGGCTTCTGATGAAGATATTGCACAGGCTAGGGAAGAAAGGGCTAAAGTTGAAGCTGAAAACAGGCAAATGGCAATGAACCAACAACTTGCTGAAACTGCTAATAAGGCTGCACCGGCAGTGAAAGAATTATCGGAGGTTCCTATTGGACTCTTCCAATGATGTTTTTACTTCAATAGCAAATTTATTAAGTACAGCAAATGGAAGGCAGTTAATGGGT